CTAGTTAGTAATAACTAGAACCGAGTAGGTCCAATAATAGGACGAAATGTAGGTGAGATAATAGCAATAATCCGAAATGGGGAGCTCTCATATTATATGGGATGAAGATATAGTCTACATAAAAATAGTATTACTTTATTTTTAAAAAATAGGGGTATACCTAAATGAACACTCAATAAAGCAGTCTGGGCACGTAGTACCTACGGCTAAACCAGCACCAGTATTAATATCAAATGGTATTGAAGAAGTAACTAGATTCCATCTAACATCTAACTTCGTAATCAATGCAGAAGAAGATGGAGAAATAATAGATTATGATAAGAAGACAAATATCATGATTGCTAAATACAAATCAGGTAAATGTAGAGCAATTGATTTAAACCCTAATATCGTTAAAAACGGTGGTGGTGGTTTCTTCTTATCCAATGTAATGAAAACTAAATTATCAGTTGGTGATAAATTTAAAAAGAATGATGTGTTAGCATATCATAAAGATTTCTTTACTAATGATAATTTTAATAATTGTAGGATGAATGTTGGACCATTAGAGAAGATAGCGATAATGTCAACATATAATACATATGAAGATGCTACAGCTATTACACAGAAATTTTCATCCGATGCAGCAACTGAAATGTGTTTCTGTAGACCATCTGTTATAGGTAAGAATGCTAATATATATAGTATGGTTAAAAAAGGACAAGAAATACAAGTAGGTGATGTATTGATTGATTTTGATACATCATATAATGATGAGAGTTTAAATAAACTTCTTTACAACTTAAGTGATGAGAATAAAGATGCACTACTTGATAATGCCAGAAATCAGGTTAAATCTAAATATTCTGGAGTAATAGAGGATATTAAGATATACTCAACAGTAGATCTCGATGACCTATCTCCATCGCTAAAGAAAATAGTATCTGAGTATTATTCAGATATTAATAAGAAGCATAATTTTCTAAATAAATACGATAAAGAAAATAAAGATAGTACAGTTAAATGTGGTATGATGATAACAGAACCATCTGAAAAGATTGACCCTAATATGTACGGTGTTATTAAGGGTAATAAAGTAGAAGATTCTGTTCTCATAGAATTCTACATTAAACACAGTGAACCATTAGAAGTTGGTAGTAAGATTGCACACTTTACTGGTCTTAAGAATACCGTTGGTGAATTAATTCCTGCTGGATATGAACCATACAGTCATTATAGACCAGATGAAGAAGTTAGTACATTACTTGGTGCTATGTCAATACTTGCTCGTATGACACCGTCGATACTAACAACATTATTTGGTAATAAATGTATAATTGAATTGAAGAGACATCTTAAAGACCTTAATATGGACAGAAAGAAAATGGAGGATTTAATATATAAATTCTTCACAGCAATAGACCCTAGTGGTACTAACACTAAGAAATATAAAGGGTTATTTGGTCCAATGTCCGACCTTCAGTTCAGGAAATACTTCAATGATTTATTTGCAAACGAGAATGCATACCTAACTCTTGATATAGTTGAGTATGATAGGAACCTTAAAATGTCAAATGTTGAAGCAGGTGCTAAAGTGTTAGATGTGCCGTTATATGAGTATGTATCACTTCCACATTTATCAATGGATAAGGATAATGTAATAACAACACCATATCCTGTTCCAGTTGGATATATAAATGAGAAGAGAACTCAGCAGACAGTAATGAAAAAGAATGGTGTATCTACTGATATACAGGAAAGATCTGCATTAACAAACCAGATTACCGGGCATGATAAAAATGGTAGGTCATCAGACTTAGAGAATATCATGTTTAAATCTTATGGTATGGATGCAGTAATAAGAGAATTAAATGGTCCTAGAGCAGATGATGCTGTTATGAAGCAAGAAATGCTTAGAAGTATTGCTGTAAATGGCTATGTTAAATTAGATGATTTAACCTATGATATTGAAAATAAGACAACACTCAACTTAGTTGATGTATATTTCAAAGGAATGGGATTAAAAACTGATTTAGTGAATAGTGGATTAATGACAAATAAGACACTTAGAAAAGAATTGCGTTAAAAAAAGAAGCTGACAAGTTAGTTCTTGTCAGCTTCTTTTAATGTGCTATTGGATTATGACGAAGTATGATTATCGTTAATATCCGTATCAACATCACCATTACCCATAATAGCTCTGTCCTGTTCTATAAATGCATTATTTATTCTATCCATAATTTTATACCATACATCCGGATCATCTATTTCATTGAGCATCTTTCCCAAAGATGTATCCATTATATTCACATCCTTATGGTTATCATTCACAAAATCACACCTCCTTTCTCACAGATTCAACACCTGCATTATATACCTTCATGAAATTCAATAATCCCCTAATAGCTTCCATAGGATTATTAAAATCAATCGTTACGATTGGTGCTGTTAACTTGGTAGGTGCAAGATACTTAATCCCATATTCAATAGTGACACGGTCATCACTCTTACAATATGTGATAGTATTAATAGCATCGTTGATATTGCTAAAATCAGTGTTAATTTTTACAAGAGTCATATATTACCTCTTCCCCAAATTTTATCGACTTTTGGTTGTCTTTATTATTTATTTTTTTACATAAAAATAGTATATAAATATATTATAAGTAAATTATACAATACATTTCAATTATCTAATAAAAACAATACTCTAAGTAAAACCTTAAGAAAGGATAAAGATATGTTAATTAAATCAAGTAAAAACGATGAAAATCTTGGTCTTGTATATATAGCAGAGTCATATGATACCCCAGGTTCTGTTACTAATATGAAAGCTAACAATACTGCTGGTGTATTTTATGTAACATTTGATACATATTTACAGGACTTTGATGTATTGAATCGTAACAAGCGTTATTATGATGGTGATAATGTCTGGGGATGTATCAAGAATGATATGAGAATTCAGTCGTTATTACAGTCAAACGGATGGTTTGGTGAGTTCGAGCATCCTGTTCCAATGACAGTATCTGAAAAACTTTCACCAGAAAGAATTAAGAATGTTCCTCCTGAAAAGAGAGCATTCAAGATAATGAACCCGAGAATAGAGGGTAATAAGCTTGCAGCTACTATTCAGTCAGCTCAGGGTGAAGTTGGTGAAGGATTTGGTAAAGAAGTTGTTGCTGGATGGATAGCACAGTTCTCTGCTAGAGCAATTGCAGTAATGACTAATCGTAATGGTAAGCCATATGTAATGATGAAACAACTTATCACATATGATTCACCATGGTTCCCTAGTCATGAAGTAGCACATCAGACATCTTCACCTAAGGCAACGTTTAAACCATTCATAGAATCAGTTAAGTCTGGTTTAAATGATGTTAAGACTGCAGTTGAAGCAGCTGTAATTCCATTAAAGGAAATACTTACCAATATTGGTCATAGTGATCCAAGTACACAGTTGATACTTGAATCATTTGATTTAAATGAATCAAACTTAATTGGAGTTACGGAAGATAGAAAGCATACTATAATAAAAGATGAAAATAATATTATATATGCTAATGTAAAACCAGAAACTGTAAAAAAAATAAATGACTTCTATGAATCATTTAATATTTAACCCCTTTCGGGGTGGAAACTTAGTAGGGCTTTTATACCCTACTAAGTTTCCTACAACCGATAATCTGACCTTGTTCATTACGAACAAGGTCAGCGGTTGTATACAGATCAGACGTTGTGCGTCCAACCTGTACCGCAGCCTGAATCGTGAGCATGCTCACGATATAAGCGGTGTCATCGGTAGGGGCTGGTAACCCTACCGGATCACCCCCGGGGCCTCCCACCACGGGGGGCACACTTGGGGGAAC